TAGACCGCAAAAGATTAGGTAGGCGTAAGTTTATTAAGAAATACAATCAAGCAGGGAATATGGCTATAAATCAAGGCTTAGATCCCTATGTTTATAACAAGTGGGAGATCAAAGCTGAAAGGTATGCAGAAAATAATTTTAAAAAGTGGGAACATTTAATTAATTAATGAGTATAATAATAAAACAACAGGGGTAAAAAATGAGTGTACAACTAACTGATTTAGAAATGGAGAAACTTGATAAGCGATTAGATGAAATAGAAAGAGATCAAACGATAGCTTGGGGTTTACACAGAATAAGTGGTGGATTTGTAGAAGCTGAATTTGATGATGTAGACGAAGAAAAGATCTATATAACAATTAAAGATGGAGTTAAATCAGATTGTGAAAATAGATATAATACTACACATTGCTCTCTTTGGAGAGATACTCTAGAATACACAGATTAATAAAAGGAGAGTGAATAATGAACATATTACATAAAATGGTTGATCCTAATAACGTATTTGGATTTAACTACATATTAGAAAATAATGATTACTACATAGATATATCTTGTAAGGTTTATGAGAGTAGCGAATATCATGCAGATGGCGAATGGGTAGAAGATATTTATATCGATAAAAAAACTCACTCTGATGATTTAAGCATGCAAGAAAGAGAACACGTACTTGGTGAAAGTTATGAAGTTGTTATGGTAACGAATGAAGATATAAAAATAGTAAAAGATTGTAGGATTCCTTATTATGGTACAAAATAATTTGGAACTTTTTAAAGCTTGTAATGTATAATAATAAACAAACAAAAAGGAGTTAAGTAATGAATCGTGATAAGAAACTTGGCAAGGTTTACATTGACATAGACGAATCAGATGCTAATGAGTTAATGTATGAGGAGCGTGATTTTGACTGGTGTTTTCCAGTCTATGATAAAAACAATAAAAGAGTAGGTTATGTAGATATTGCAATAGGTAGAACCATAACAGACCCAACAGAGGAGGATGAGTAAATGATAACAGATAGGGATATGATGCTAGATGAACTAGCTGATGAAATGTTTCCAATGCTATTGGAACTTATAAGTGATCGTAACTTTTATGATACTTATATTAAGAAAGCTATCATAGAAGAATTAGTTGCAGGACATGATATAACTTACAGAGATGCGAAAGACCTTGCCTATTCCTTCAGGCATACACTGTTCGCTAGAATACATAAGGGAGTAAAGAATGTATAGTGATTGTTGTAGTTCAGTCGCTTGGAATGATGATATTAGTGAGGATGGATGGGGTAGGTGTTTAGAATGTATGGAACCTGCTGAGTTCCCATTAGAGCCAACGAAACAAGATATGATTGATAGTATTGAATCATATCTAAAATCAAAACCAAATGTAACTCCTACAGTTAAGAATGATTTACAGAAGTTAGTAAACGATATGAAAAAGGAGCGATATTAAAATGTTAAAACCAATTCTATTTTTAATTATAGGTATGTTGATCATAGCCTATTACAAATACAAGGAGATAAAATGAGTAAAAGAAAGGATGTTATTCATAAAGCAATACTAAGAAGTAATTCTCATAAAGTGGTAAAACTACCTAAAGAGATAATAGAAGAACTAGGTTGGAAGATTAGTGAGAATGTAAACATCATTATCTCTAATGTTTTTGATCACAATAATGATAAGTGGCAAGAAGTTCAGATCACGAGAGAGATTGATGAAGATAAGGTGTATGAAATAGAATATATGGAGAGAGGACAATGAAGTCTAAAGATTATAAAAAGTTCAGGGAGGAATTCATTCAAGAAACTTTTGAATTGAGCGATGCGAAAAGAATCGAATACACAGAAGGGAATCAGGATACAGATGTGCATACAAATTTCAAAAGGATCGGAGATGAGTTAGGATTAAATCCAGTAAAGGTGTTAGCAGTTTATTTAATTAAACATTTTAAGTCGCTACTAACCTTTTTTAAATTAGGTCAAACATTTAGCAACGAGTCATTAAGATCAAGAGTAAGTGATATTGTAAACTACCTGATCTTATTACTTAGCTATTTGCATTACGAAGATATGAAAGAAAGTGACGATAGTCCTGAGAATCGATAGGAGTTTATATGACTTGGTATTATATTATGGAAGTATTGCAAACACAAGCATTTGATACAATTATACAGACAATAATGTGGGTATCGTTGTGGGTGTTTGTGATCATTAGGTTGAATAGGATAGAGGGAAAGATTAAATGAAGTGTTGGCATTGTGGCACAGAATTAATATGGGGAGGAGACTTTACTTTTGAAGACTATGGCTTGGATGGAGAAGGGATTGTATCTAACTTATCTTGCCCAAATGAATTGTGTAAAGCATATGTAGAGGTATACTTAGAACTTAAAGATGAAGAAGATAAAGACGATAATTGCGAAAAGGATTGACTATGTCAAGTGCAAGATATGTGAAAGGAATACTGATTGCTCTTTGATTGATATGGATAGATGTGTGTGTTACGATTGCATTATACGATTGAGGTACGATAGAGAACTGGAAGAGGAAAAGCCAGAACCATCACCGATTAGTGAAAAAGATTTTATACAACTCTTAATGATTCTCAGGGAAGGTCAAGATCCTTGCTAATTATTCTCTATGATATAATGCTTTTTTTTTATAAATTTAAGAATCGAATTGTTCAAACTGGGGTAAGTTATGAAAGTCTGTTCTATCTGTAAAGTGTCAAAGCCTAAGCGAGATTTCTACAGAAATAGATCAAAGAAAGATGGCAGACAATACTCTTGTAAACAGTGTCAGAAAGACTATCACAATAATAAATGGTATATAAATAATAAGAAAAAGAGAGTGAAGCAAGTCTATCAAACTAAATTACATAGAAAAAGAATCAGTTATAGAATGATTATAGAACATTACTTTTCTAAGGGTTGTGTTGACTGCGGTGAGAAGGATGTCAGAGTATTAGAATTTGATCACGTAAGGGGTACAAAACGAAGGTTTAAAAACAGAAGGGGTGAAGGTGTTTCCTACCTTGTAAGGTGTGGATATGCATGGCCTACAATTAAAAAGGAAATAGACAAGTGTGAGGTGAGATGTTGCAATTGTCACAAGTTAAAAACATTTAAACAGTTTAACTATTTAAAAGATTTACAAGATATTTATAAAGAATATTTAGAAAGTTTGGAACAAAGTAAAAACTAGTGAGTATAAGAGTCAATAAAACAAATAAAGGGATAAGATGTTTTCAAAATTAAACGAAGTAAAAACATTAATTAGAAAAGATATAAACAATCTAGAAGATGACTGGAGTAACAATCCGCAGAACGATTATTACTTTGGAGAAATATGTGGCTTAAATAGGGCATTGGGATATATCCTTAGAGTAGAAGCTAGGGCATATACAGATCTAGATAAATGGGCTGAAACATTACAACAAGGAAAGGATAAACATGAACATACAAATAGGAAAGATGCAGGACATTAGTATACATGATGTAAGTTCTGTAGAACTTGATCAGGTATCACAAAGTTCTTCAAGTATTATGAGAGATAAATACTTTACGACCTTAACCGTCAAGACAAATGAAGGTCAGACAATAGACATTAGCTTATGGTCTGAACATAAAAACATCTTAAATAAGATAAGCAAATAAATGATTAAGGGCGAGTGCCTCATGGTCTGGTTAATTTACCTTTTTGTGCTAGACCATTCCGCAACTACAACATACCCCAAATGCTCGCCCTTAAAACTTTAAAGAAATACTATGATAAATATTGAAAAGATTTATAAAAACTGGTTAAAGAAGAAGAATACTTTACATTTTAAGAATCGCTATCAGGGACATGAGAAATGGTTTCATGCTTCTAGTTCTGGAATGTGTATGAGAAAACATTATTTTCAGCACGTTGCAGAGGTCAAGCCAAAAGAAGTAGATGATGATACGTTAAAATTATTTCGCTTAGGAGATCTAGTACATGAAGATATTCAGGAAGCCTTAACAGATTATGCATTGTCTAATGGATCTCAGTTATTAATTGAACGTGAGATACAACTGCCAGAGGTAAATGTCAGGGGATTTTTAGATGTATTATTGATTGATGATGGAGCGTTGGTTGATATTAAAACTTGCAATGCTTGGAAGTGGAAAATGTTATTTGGCCGCAACCCAGATCCTAACCCTGCCGACAACTACAATTTACAACTTGGTACATATGGATGGTGGTATGAAGAAGAATCTGGGAACAAATTAAATAAACTGTCGTTACTATACTATAACAAAGATAATTCCAGAATGAAAGAGAAGGTAGTGTCAGTGGCTTACATTGATAAAGCAAAAGAATATTGGAGAAATGTAAATAAGATTTTTAAAACAGGTAATCCACCTATTGAACTTGGAGTTGCTCCTGTATATAAATGGGAATGTAATATAAAGTATTGCAACTTCTATCAGGTTTGTGGCGGTGGATACAAAGAGGAAGGAGTCGATTTATGAGCGACAACAAACAACCCAATTGGGACAAGATAACTGAAGGTAAGATAAGGCATGGTGTAGCCGTTGCCTTCATAGAGAAAGGACATGAGCTAACACCAGATAACATGAAAACTATGGAGAAGTGGGTGCAGTTTATCATACATGGCTATCACGGTATTAAGGAAGCCTTAGATAAAAACGAAGCTCTAAAGGGAGAAAAACTTGTTAAAAAGATTGTTGACAAGTTTGATGGAGAGATCATTAAACAGACCGATGAAGAGTATATTAAAGAACAGATAGAAAAGAATGTCGTTGGTCTTAAGGCTCAAGATAAAAACAAGGTTCTGTATCAGTTAAAGAACGGTGCGATTACACTTGACAACCTTCAAGCTTGCCTTGATAAAATTGAAGTGATGCAATCTAGATAATTAATGTCTGATTACGGGAACGCTTACTATCCATCCGATTTGGATGCAGGAAGAGTATCTATACCGAAGGGGCGATACACCGCATCTATCGTCAGTTTAGAGATCAATAAGAATGTGCGATTTGGTTCTTTCCTGTGTGATGTGTTTAAACCAGAATACCTTATTGATACTTCTGAACATCCTGAATACGAAGGTGCTGTTGTCAAAGACAATGGCATCTTCAGGTATAAGAAGGTTGATGATTGCGACTATAGTCCTCAGAAAAACTGGGGGTTTGCAAAGTTTTTATCTATTATGAAGATACCAAAACTAAATGGTCAGCTCCCATTTTTAAAGCATAAAGATGTTGAGAATGCAAAGGTATTAATTGATATATATATGAAAACATTTTTTAATGACCTAGACTCTGAAGTTCGCTATCCTGTTGCTAGGGTGATACAATTATTAGAAAAGAAAATAGATGTACCGTTTTAATGGATCTAGATATTAACACAAAGAAAGGACAGATTTCATTGCAGTATGAGAAACTAATGATAGACAGGATAAACAGTTCTATTTGTAGAAAACATAGTAAGGACTCTAGATTAATTGAGACTGATAAACATATGGATGCTAAGGTAGATGGTATTATTATAAAGAACAATCAGGTGTCTGGTGTGTTTGAATCTAAATGTAGAAACCTTAGTCTAATGGAACTAAGAGAATTTGGATCTTGGTTAATTACCTACGAAAAACTAATGGATGGTAAAAGAATATCCACTATGTTAAGGGCCCCGTTTGTAGGGTTTTTATATTTAATTAAAGACGACATTATCATGTATTGGAAGATCACAGATAAATATGGGAACTTTTTATTTGATTATGACGTAAAAGAAACAAGAACACAAAGAACAATAAATGGTGGGAGTGTGGTAAGAAAGAATGCATTCCTACCTGTAAAACATGGGAATGAATTGATATGACAAAAGCCATATGCACCGCAACAATAAAAATGAATACCAAAGAACTACTAAAATGTATCAATGCTTTAGATTATTTTATTAATCGTTTTACGAATGAGATGACACCAGACAATTACGAGGGGTATCAAAAGATTTTAAAAGATTGTAAAGTTATTTATAAACGAATGTTGGCAAAGGAGGATATTGCGGATAGTGAATAGAAAATATTACAGAGAAGGGATGAGAGATAAAGTGATTTACACATATGAATGTATGAAGTGTGACTTCAATCACGTTTCAGATAGTAAGTCACTGTATATGCATTGTCCAAGATGTAGAATAAAATATGTAAAATCTAAAATGCAACTTGCCTTATGAAGAATCCTAAAAATGTAAGAAGAGGTAAGCGAAATAGGCAGAGAGGTGCTGAATTACAAAGACAAGCTGTCAGAATGGCTAAAGACTTTGGACTTGAAGCATATAATCGTGATAGAGGTGGAGCACAACACGAACAAGGAGATATTGAGATAGAAGGTCGCTACTATGGATGTAAAAGAAGAACTTCTATAGCAAAGTGGGTTAAGCCAGAGAAAAGTGAAGATGGTGTTGTTATCAGGGAAGACAGAGGTAAACCTTACATTGTTCTTGATTATGAATTTTTTATAAACTTACTATCAATTATGAAAGAGTTTAAAGATGCCGTCAAATGATAAACAGTTAAGCATTAGAGAAGTCATTAGGATTTACAAAAAACTTCTTAAAGAAGAAAAGATAAGCCAGTTTGGTTCGGGATACAGAAGAATGCGAACCTTAGAAACTATCTTAAGAAAAAACAAAACGTGGGCTAGGTATGAAAAACATAACACAAGAATGTGAAATGACAAACAAAACCGTTGGCTGGTTAGTTCATCTTAGCCCACAAAAATAAGGAGATCAGAATGCCTGATTTTAAAGTAAAAGACCAGAGCTTCAAGCTATGGAAAAATAAGTACAAGAAAGATGGAGACAAAAAACCTGATTATACTGGTAACGGTATGTTCAATGGCTCCACTAAAGATGTTGCTCTTTGGATCAACAAAGATAAAAATGGCAACAGATACTTGTCAGGACAACTAAACGAGCCTAAATCAAAGGATGAGAGTCCTTTTTAGAGCAAAACATGACTCCATGTAAAATAACGGGCCTACGGGCCCGTTATTCTTTATAAAATATTTAAGCGATACTTATATCAAAAAATAAATAATATGGCTGTAAACGGTAAATTAGAAGGGGTTTTTTTTAGTAAATGTTTGAAATTTGTAGCAAGACAGATAAAGCCTGTGCTTTTTGTGCTAAATCATATTACAATCCTATCATTAGTAAAAATGATGACAAGGAAAAAGAATTTTGTGGAATCGCTGGTAGTTTTGATACTCGTGTTTCCTCACTTCCTGAATGTTGGTTGAAGATGAGCAAGTCACAAAAGAGTACTTACACAAAGAAAAAGAAAGAAGAGTTACTTAAAATTAAATTTAGGAGTAGTAATGGATATAATGGATGATTTTCCAGATGACTTTGGAAATGAGAAACCAAACATATATTATAAATGTTCTGATGAAGATTGTAATCATACAAGAGTAGTGCATGATTATTACCATATGGTATGTACTTTACACGATGGCCACTATCCCTTGATGACCCTTGATGGTAAAGATAAAAACAAAGAGATATATACAGAAGAAGATTATTTACCAGAAGATCAGAGAAGAGAGATACTTAGTATTATTACAAAGTCTTTTACTAAAAAACTAAGTGGTGATAAATATTTTAGAACGCTAGGTAATTTCTGGAAAAAGAATGGGTTTCAGGAATATGCAGATGAGGCTTATGGATATATTAAGGATTAGACCTTCTTATATTTTCTTGTCTTTTCTTTATTCTATTTATAATTCTGTTTGTAATTGAATCAGCATCATAATCATCATACATTATAGGATTTTCTGACCCATAAGTTCTGTTGTAATCATTGATTAATCTTACAGCTTTCTCACTGTTGCCATCAATGATCGCATCCTTAATATCTCCTAATCTTAATTGCTTAATTCTTTTTACATAAGCTGCTCTTTGGCCCATAGGCTCAAACCTTTCCAAGAATCTCCTTGGTACTGTTCCCAATACAGGAGCAATATATTTAGGTATTCTTTTCGCAGTCCCTATTCCATAATCCTTTGTATCTTCTATGGTTCGAGTCATGGCACTCCATATCTTATCAAAATCTTGAACTACTGCTGGCTTAAAAGCAAACTCTATAGCTCTTATTTTATTTTCATTAGCAACAATATCTCCTATAACACCAAAAGCACCAACAGATGCAAATCTATCGACATAATCGTCTATTGTAAACTCAGACATTTCTACAAACTGATCTGAACCTACTGATGATAACTTCGTTCCTTTTAATAAATAGGGAAACATATACCTATTGGTATCATATACTTTATTGCCGGCTATCCATTCAGCGAGTGCATCTCTAGCGTACCCAACAAATTCACCTCCTGCCATCCCTGCTAAACCCAACCTTAACATAGGAAATAGATTGCCACGAGAAACCTCAGTAGTCAATTGCTCTCTTATCCAATTAAATTGTTTGTAGCCAAACTTTTTAAATAAAAAGAAAGGTCGCCATCTGGGGTCTAAAGAAACCAAAGGTTCTGTTAATACATTTCTTTGTAACTGACTGTCTCTAGAAAATCTATACATAGCTTCGTAAAGTTGGCGTTGACTAGGTGTCTTTGTATGATCAGCAAATCCTAATTCATTTAAAGTTTTAATCGCCCATTGTCTTCTATTTATTCTGGCTCCACCTAATAATTGAGGCAACTTAATACCTGTATCTAACAATGCACTTTTACCATTAGCCGTTTTTCTTAAAGCCAATATCCACTCTCTAGCTGCAGCAGCAGATATTAATTGATTAAACTCATTTATTCTTTGAAACTGAGAAACCCTCGTAGAAAGATCTGCAAACTTACCCATAAACCTATCAGAGGGTTCTAAATTAGAAATCATTTGAAACACAGATAAATTAGATACTCCTGACTTTCTTATTGCATCTCTGTATCTTAACCCTGTCTTAGCATCTACAACAGGATTCAGAGAAAGATTATAAGTTGCTTGAGCTAAAGGTTTATACCCAGTTCTAATTGCAGTTGAAATAAAAGTTTGTGTTATATTGGGTATAGTAGCAAAACCTAAACCTATCTTTGTACCAATCTGAAAGTCAACAATATCACCCCAAAACTTTTTTGCCGCTGAAGATTTCCAATTATAGTTTGGATTAGTTTCTATATCGTTGGTTGCTGCAGAAAATAATTGCTTTAAAAGTTTGCTAGAATTATTTAATTGAGTTGACAATTTTAAATCATTAGCTTTAAATGCATCTTTAGCTGACGTATGTAAAGCATTAATACGACTTGTAATTCGTTCTCCATTTGCACCAAGAGTTTCAGTGTAAGCTATCCTATTTGCAGCTTGTTTTGCATATCTAGTTAAAACTAATCTAGTATCCCTTTCCATAAATTCTTTTGGTATTTCAACACCTTTTCTTGCAAACTCTAAATTTTTAGCAGTGTTATTATATTGAGAAGTTATATTTTGACTAAGATCATAAAACGCTCTTGCCATTTTTTTATTGTTCTTTGCAATTTCTGCTGGAGTTCTTGGTGTTACTTTTGGGTCAACCTTTGCTAACTTTTGTAAAGTTTTTACAGTAGAAGGATCAAATTGATTTGTTTCTATAAAAATGTTTATAAGTTTTTGAAAGTCTTTATTATTAGGTAAATTTATATTATAAGTTAGATCACCATTATTTTTTGAAACTTTTGCTATGTCTTTACTAAATATAGCAAGAAACTCTGGTTTTATCATGTGTGGAAAATAATATTGTTCTCTAGGCCCAAGGTCAATTCCTCCAGCTTTTTGAGATAAATCCCATATGTAGTTCATCACCTTTCTAACCTCTTGAACTTTTTTAAAGTCAGGCAAGTCTTTATTTTTTATGGAAGCGTATCTTGGATCTTCTAATTTATCTGCTAAAGATTTATTATAATCTAATAACTTTTTTGTTTTAAAAATACCTCCTTTAAAAACACCGGCACTTCTAAATTGTTGAATAAAATCTCCAGTTAATGTCAACTCCCTTGCATTAAAACGGTCAAAGTCCTGAAAAGATAATTGCTCTAATTGAGTCGTAGCTCTATTTTTAGTTTGTCTCCAGAATTTTGGTAAGTTTGGAAACACTTGATCTAAAAATCTTTTTTTAGGTAATAAACTTCCTTCCCACCCTGCTTTTTCTAGTTGAGTACTAAAGTCAACAACTCTTTTTTCATGCCTCATTTCATTTAAAAGTTTTAGCCTTTCAACTCCATTAAGAGAGTTTAATGAATATTTGTTTTTAACAGTTTCAGAAGGGGTTTGCAATCTTGATGAATCAATATATTCATTAAATCTTTTTTGATCTATATTAAGTTCTTTTCTTATGTTGTTAATTTGATTATTTCTACTTATAGCCAAACCTTTTTCTGTCTTCGCTTTACTTTCTCTTCTAAAAAGTAATTGATCAAATTGATCATAATTTAACTCGTCTGTTTTTCTTGTTTCTTTATTTCTTAACTTTACAGTTTGTTTTTTTTCATTTATAGAGATCCTATCAAATTTAGTTCCATATCTATCAGTAAAAACCTCTTTAGACTCTATTATATTTCTTCCGCTCTTTTGATGAAATTCTTTATTAGTACCCTCCATAATATATCTAGCTGTTGTTTCAGCATCCATAGCATTTTCATACTGCTTTGCTTTTATAGAGTCAATACCTTTTTTAGCGTATTTTAACGCTGCTTTTTGTGCTGTTAACCCACCTATAACTCCTGCTGCATGAATATAACCCTCTACATTAATATCCTCACCGCTTAACACAGGAGCAAGTGTACCAAAAGATGCAGTCTCTACTGCTTTAACAGCAAGTGTTTGAGTTGCAGGATTTAAATTTTTTAAAGCAGACCTGATAATTGGGCCAGTGCCGGCAGTAGCCGCACCTAAAGCAGTTCCCTTAACACCTTCTTTTAGAGCCATGACTTCATCAAAATCACCTGTTTCTATTTTAGTCATTGCTCCAGTTGCTAACCCCTGATAAAAACCAAGACCTGTTGCTCCGGTAGCTCCCTCAATCAAGACCTTGTGCACTACTCTAGGAGCTGCTTGCTCAACAGCTTTTTTTGCTACAGTAGGTGCTACTCCATTGCCAGTCATTATTTGTATAGCTTTATTAGGAGCATTGCCCAATATTTGTTTTACAGCAAGATCATCTAACTTATTGGCCACTATTTTATTAGTAGCTGTTTTAGATAAACCTTTTTTTAATGCTTCTTTCGCACCCGCTTTTAATGCTTGTTTAGCAGCAAACCCACCTACACCACCTCCTGCTGCCATTGTAGCAAAGTCTAAGGGTTGTATAAAAGATATAATTGTAGCACCTATATCCTCTAAGGTTTCAGGTTTATAATTACCTAAATCAAATCTCTCATTTCCAGATACGACTTGTTCTGTAAGCCCAGTAATACTTCTATTATATCCATCTTTTACCCAGTTTGGTAGCCATTTGCCCGGAATAAAACCATACAAAGTTTCATCTTCAGATGACTTTCTAACTTTCTCAAGCTCTACATTTCTTTCAAGTAAATAATCAGTATAACTATACTCATTATTTTTTGGACTTAAATTTTCTTCTACATAATCAGAAGCTTCATGTAGCCTATTTAATGTATTTGAATTAACTGTATCGTAATTTTTATATGCTAAATCTAAAGCATCCGTATAGGATCTATATGAATCTGGATTGGTTGGCATATTTTATATTGCTTGTTGTACTGGCTTTGCTGTAGATAAACTTTTAAATAATTGTTTTAATCTACTATCTGATAAGTTTGTACTCCTACTTAAAACAGAAAAGAAATCACTGTTAAAACTCTTATCTATAAATTCACCAGTATTAGGGTCAATAAAATCACCATATTCTTTTTTAATCTTTTCTGCTATAGACTTAATGCTTTTATTTAATCTACCTTTTGTAAAATCAGGATTCGCAGTTTGATCTGCGGTATCAAGCCTTAACATTAAATTGTTTAACTTTTGAATGTCACCAGCATATTTTTGTGCAACTCTAGGATTACTTTTTGTACCTTTCTCTAGAGTAATATCCTTTACGTCAAAATTTCCTACTGGAGCTGTGCTAATTTTTTCTATATCTAGTGTATCGTCTCTAGCTGGCTCTGTATTAATATTTCCCTGTCCAGCTTGTGCTTGAGGTATAATCCTAGGAAGCACAGTTCCTCCCTGATCACTTTCATCAGGATCAGATGTTAAGTTTTGAAGCATTTCATCTGTTCGATTTTCTAAGTCTATGTCAGCTAAACTTTCCTCAGAAGAAGGGGTGAACTCTAGAGTTTTTTGACCAAACCCTAGATTAGGCAGTGTAATTCCTCTTGCAGCAGCATCACCAAGTTTTTGTCTCTCAGCCTCTTTCTCATTATATTGATCTCTGGTTTCTGTAGCATACTTACTTTCAAGTATTTTTAACTGATCTTTTTTATCATCAATACCCTTTACAAAACTTTTTACGTCCATCCCTGTTCTTAATACTGGGCCAGTAGCTGATGCTAATTGCTTAGTGTCTTCGTCTATTGATTTTTTAATTCGATTATACTCATCAAGATCTCTTTGACCATCTGGGCCAGAAGTAGGCCACTCACTTAAAGGTAAAAAACCTTTATTGTATTTTATAACTTTATCTAAATTTAATTTCATTAAATTTGTTAAAGTATTATCTCTACGATCACCAATCTTAATCTTATCTCCATATTTATCACGATAAGCATTAATCATATCTTCTACCTTATAAGGCGATGTACTTTCATTATAATAAGCATTTCTTACTTCACCTAAATCAGAATCCATTCCCTCTTCACTTTTACCCATTTGAAGTACTGAAGCGGCCATATCCTCTTTACCAGCCGCTTTAAGAAAATCTGATGACATTTTATAGTTACCTTTATTAGCAAGAGAAATACCAAATTGAAAAAAATTATTATTTTCTTCCCTTTCTCTATCTTGAAGCCTATTATATTCAGCCGCTTTTTCTCTAGCTCTCTGACGTTTTTGCTCTGATACATATTTTAAATTTTCAATGTTCTGCTGGTCAATTGATCTCTGTTCTGCCCTTTGTCTGTAAGCACGATCCTCTTCATATTTTTTATCTGCTAGTTGCTGTCTGCCAATCGCTAATTGATTTTGCTGAAACTGATTTATATAATCTGGTAAACGATCTAAAAAGTCGGCAAGAGGTGTTTCGTATTGACCGGGAGCCATACGCTGTCTTCTACTGTATATTGTTCTAGTGTGTCCGGGCATTAACCTAACCTCTTAAAGTCTACATCTACTTTGCTGTAATCTACGGCTAAATAACCATCATTCATTTTATAAGAAGCCCAAGGAACTTCTTGAGCCATAACACCTTGATATACACCATCTCCATACTTTTTATCCCTATATTTAAAAGTATAAATATTTACATTGTTATCAGATCGTCCAATTAAATTAATGCTTTCTTTTAAGTTTATATCGCTTGCACCAGAGGGCCTATTTGGGCCTGTGAATACTACATATTTTCCTGTATTAGAGTCCCATCTATACCTTGTTCCCTGAAAGGAAATATTATCTCCTTGATAAGCAGTAGGCAGCTCACTGCCTTCAACAGGTGTAACCGTTTCATATGGTGTGTATGTACCAAACTTCACTTCTTGATCTTCAAACATAGCAAGGTCTGCTAAGGTTTGTGATTCAAAATCTCTTTGAGCACTTTCTTGAGCTTGTGTAAATTGATCTTGAGCCATTTCTCTTTGTTGAGCCTGAGCTTGCTCAATAGCACCAGATCCTGCAAATCCAGATCCAGCTATCTGTTGTTGAGCCTGTTGAGTCCCTTGAATCAAACCTTGTCTTAGTCCATCAGCCAAGTTACTTAATTGTGTAGGATCAAACTGTTCAAATAAAGCTAATTGTTCTGGTGTTGCTGTGACTCC